CAGGATGTGGCAATTAAGGGAACAACCAGCACGTTTCCGACAGAATTCTTCTATGACAAGAACTGGACGGCTGGATTAGCGACTATTAGTGTTTGGCCGATCCCACGGAATAGCGATTGCCAGTTGGTATTGTATACGCCTACCGCCTTGTCGCAATTTGCAGATAGGACGACCAATTATACCTTCCCTCCTGGGTATGAGGAGGCGATGCGCTACCAGCTCGCGATTCGGCTTGCACCTGAATTTGGAGTTATTCTTCCGCCGGAGACGCGTGTCCTGGCGGCGCAAACATTGGGCAATATCAAGCGTGTCAATCTCTCGAATGAGACGCTGGGCATCGATGCCGCTTTGCTGACGCAAGGGGGACGGTATGACTGGCGCACGGATCAATATCGCAAATGATGACCTTACAGGGATTTGTAGGACCGTCGTATGTATCGCAAAGTTCGCGTGCAGCAGACCAGCGTTGCGTGAACTGGTATGTGGAGCAGATCGAAGTTGGGTCTGAACCCTTCCAGACAGCGTTGTACCCCACGCCAGGATGTGAAACGTTTGCGACTGCTGACGAATCGCCCGTGCGTGGAATGATGGAGCAGAACGGTCGATGTTTTGCGGTGATTGGGCAGACACTCTACGAAGTGAATGCGGATAAGACCTTAACGAGTCGCGGCACGGTGGCCCGTAATACGAATCCGGCAACATTTTCATCGAATGTTGATGCGGGTGACGAAATTTTCATCACCAGCGGGGATAAGGGGTACATTTTAACGTTGAGCACAAATGCGTTGACTGAGGAGCTCTCCTCTGGGGCGACGCAGGGTGAATTTTTGGATGGGTTCTTTCTGGCGCTGGATGCCGCGACCTCAACGCTGAAAATTTCAGAGTTGAACGATGGGACAACGTGGGATGCCACGCAGATCGCGCAGCGAACTGCTGGGTCCGACCCCTGGCAAGCGGTGGTGGTGACCCATCGAGATATTTGGCTGTTTGGGAAGCAAACGACAGAAGTCTGGTATAACGCCGGCACGAGTCCATTTCCGTTTGGGACCATTCCAGGGGCGTTTTTGGAACAGGGCATTGTGGCGCCCTTCTCGGCAAAACGGTTTGGGAATACGGTGATGTGGCTAGGCAGTAGCGAAGATGGTGCGGGCGTTGTCTGGATGGCGAATGGCTACACCCCCCAGCGTGTGAGCACACATGCTGTGGAGTTTGCAATCCAGGGGTATGCGCGCGCGGGCATTTCTATCGCTGATGCTGTGGCGTTTACGTATCAGGAAGATGGGCATACGTTTTATGTATTGAATTTCCCGGAAGCAAAAGCGACATGGGTTTTCGATGGCGTGACAGGGCTTTGGCATGAGCGGGGAACTTGGAATGTTGACAAGGTGGAGTTTGAAGCGTGGCGTCCTCAATACCATGCGTACTTTAACAATAAGCATTTGGTTGGCGATCGGGCGCTTGGCACAATTTATGAGATGTCTCTAACCAAGCATACGGATGCTGGTGGAGGGCCGCTGCGGCGCGTGCGTCGTTCGCCGCATATCGGCGCGGGAAACAATTACGTGGTGTACTCGGAGCTTCAGGTGGTGTTGGAGGCGGGTTTGGGGTTGACGGCTGGTCAGGGCTCTGACCCGCAGGCCATGCTTCGGTGGTCTGATGACGGGGGGGAGACGTGGGGGAATGAGCATTGGACGTCAGCCGGTAAGCGTGGGAATTACGGGACGCGTGCGGTGTGGCGTCGATTGGGCCGTGGGTATGATCGGGTCTATGAGCTCTCGGTGAGTGATCCGATTCCCTGGCGTGTAACAGGGGTTTATTTCGATGGGACGCAGGGCTCGTAAATGGCATTATCGGAAATCCCGTTTCGGGTTCCCCTTATCGACGCTGAGCCAGGATTGTTGTCGAGGTTTTGGGCGCGATATTTTCAATCTGTTATCGATGTTGTCAATGTGTCGGCTCGGAGGTTGGCATTGGTGTCCAAGACAGAGCAGGTTGCGAGTTTGAGTGCGACGGCATTGGCAACAGGAACGCTTGATCCTGGGGTGTACCGGGTGAGTTATGCTGCGCGGATTACACGGGCGGCAGGGACGAGTTCAAGCTTAACGGTGTCTATCGGATGGACCGACGGAAGTGTGTCGCAAACAGAAAGTGGTACGGCGATGACGGGCAATACTACGGCGACACAGCAGAATGGGTCACTTTTAGTCCATGTCGATAAATCCACAAACCTGACATATACAACAACGTATGCTACGTCGGGGGCGCCGACAATGCAGTACAGCGTGTATGTGCTCGCGGAGCAGATTGGATGATTCGGGAAGCGGTCATGGCTGATGTGCCACGGCTCGTGGCGATGGGAGAGACGTTCTTGATTGAGTCGCAGTATCATGAAGTAGTGCCGTTTCGGCCGAAGGCTATGTCGGAGATGATGGCGCATTTAATCGAGAGCGACGAGAGTCTCCTCTTGGTGTCTGACCGGGACCGTGTCGATGGGATGATTGGGATGTACACCTATGACCATCCATTGTCTGGGACGCGAATGGCGGCTGAAGCCTTCTGGTGGATGAGTCCTGAATGTCGAGGGGGGACTACGGGCGTGCGGTTGCTTCGACAGGCGGAAGATTGGGCACGTCAGCAGGGCGTGCCGTATTTGCACATGGTCGCGCCGAATTCACGAGTGGCGAAGTTCTACGAGCGGTTGGGATATCGTCCGCTTGAAACGCATTACTACAAGGTGGAATCCTGATGTCGAATGGTCCGTATAGTTATGCAACAAATCTTCGGCCGCCGTTAAGGACGACTACGGTATCGCCTCGCTATCGATCGATGCAGGCGGGGCGGCTACCTACTGGCGGAAATGTGTCTCAAATGGGGCAAAGCGGACAGGAAGGACAAGGGAATATGGGTGTCTTAACAGCGATTGCGATAGGGAGCGCGGCTGCGTCAGCCTGGGGAGCGTGGCGACAGTCAAAGGCGCAGGCGAAGGCGGCTCGAATTCAGGGAGAGGCGGCGGATGCGGCGTTACAGGCTGAGCGTGACACGGAGATGTTTAACCGCTACATGAAGAAGCAGGAATTAGCGTTGAATCTGCCTCGGCGTGCCGCTGGGATGTCGATGACTATGGCGCGTGGGCCCAAGGGATTGTGGAAGGGGCCGGTGGCTATTCCAACGGCGCCCGACCCGAAGTACTACGACCCGGAGTATATCGACAACTATGTGCCTGAGACGCCTCCAGCGCCACAGCATGCGGCATTTGGCGCGAATGATCAGCTGTCGGATGGGGGAGCTGTTCGGGGGTATGCGCCACCGACAGCTCCTGGCCCTCAGGCGGCGCGATACTTGCAGTCGCAATCCAGGCAGCCGCAAACGATGGCGTCGTTTCGGAAGCAGCGTGGGATTGCGGAACCCGACCCTGGAGCTCCGCGCCGACCAGCGGGGGTGATGAACATGGGCAGGTTGCGGAACATCTAGCGGGGATTGAGGACACAGATTATGGCCAATGGACGACGAAAACCCTATGCGGTGAACGACTCTGCGGCGGCGCCTGGCAGTGGTGTGTCAGGTGGTGGTGCCGGCGCGTCATCTAGCGCGAACGGAAAGCCAGCGGCTGTTGCGAACGGAAAGCCAGGGACCAGAACTCAGGCGCAGAACCGTCAGCTTTGGTCGGGGTGGGACGCAACGCAGCCGTATACGAAGAAGTTTAAAGCCCCTAAACGTCGCGGAGCGCCGGGTGGTGGACGTGGAGGTCAGGGCAAGGTCTCGTCTGTCGGCGAGTTTGAGTACGACAAGATGGCGTTTGACCAGTATGGCAAGCGCTTTGAGGATCGGCTGTCTGCGGACACCTATCAGTCGAGGGATTTCACGGGTAGATACGATTACGCCGATTTCGACCGTGGGGGTCGTTTTCAAGGACCGCAGGAAAGGGCTTTCAACGCAGAATTTCAAGCTCCGACTGGGGCTGAAGCCGCTGCAAGCCCTGGGTATGACTTTCGGTTACGAGAAGGGCAACGGGCGATAGAGAATGCGGCATCAGCGCAAGGGATGGTGCGCACGGGGAATACGTGGAAAGACCTGATGAAGTATGGACAGGACTATGCCACAGCGGAATACGACAAGACGTATGGGCGTGCGCGGTCTGAGCATGATTTGTCGT